GGGCGTATATGGTGGCCGTGGTTCGGGTAAGTCGCACGCATTTGCTGAGATGCTTCTCGAAAAGTGCATCATGGAACGCACACACGCGGTGTGCTTGCGCGAAATTCAAAAGTCATTGGCTCAATCGGTAAAGAAGCTCTTGGAGCTTAAGATTGAAGCGATGGGCATCGGGCAATTGTTTGAGGTCCAGCTTAATCAGATCAAGTGCCCGCATGGTGGATTGATTATTTTTCAAGGCCTTCAAAACCACACAGCCGACAGCATCAAGTCGCTTGAAGGTTATGACATTGCATGGGTCGAGGAAGCGCAGTCGCTATCGCAGCGCAGCCTTGACTTGCTCCGACCGACAATCCGTAAGCCCGGCAGCGAACTGTGGTTTACATGGAACCCGTCGCAATCCACCGATCCGGTAGACGCGCTGTTACGCGGCGAGAGCCCGCCGCCTGACGCCATCGTTGTTCAGGCCAACTACCGCGACAACCCATGGCTCCCTGACGTTCTCAAGGGCGAACTGGAATACGATCGCAGCCGCGACCCGGACAAGTTCGCGCACATTTGGCTTGGCGAGTACCAGCGCAACAGCGAGGCCCGCGTGTTTCGCAACTGGCGTGTGGAAGATTTTGAGACACCCGCGGGCGTCACGTTCCGCATGGGCGCGGACTTCGGCTTCAGCATCGATCCTAGCGTGCTGGTGCGGTGCTACATCGACGGGCACAACCTCTACATTGATCACGAGGCTTGGCAGGTCGGTTGCGAGATCAACAATCTGCCCGCGCTGTTCATGAGCGTGCCGGAATCGGAACGCTGGCCCTTGACTGCCGACAGCGCCCGGCCTGAGACGATCAGCTATCTGCGCAATCATGGCTTCCCCAAGATCCTCGCCGCCGTCAAAGGCGCGCGGTCAGTCGAGGAGGGTGTTGAGTTTCTGAAGTCGTTCGACATCATCGTGCACCCGCGCTGCCAGCATGTGATTGACGAGTTGACGCTGTACAGCTTCGAGGTTGATCCGCTTACGGAGCAGGTCCTGCCCAAGCTGGCCGACAAGAACAATCACTGCATCGACGCGCTCCGGTACGCCTGCGAGGGCGCCCGCCGTGCCATGGCAACCAAGGTGGTGCGCAAGGTTCGTCCGCCGCTGCAAGTGCGGAGCTGGGCCGCATGATGCACCTTGACCGCACCGCATTTGTGATCGGCAACAGCCCTGGCCTGGCGCTGGCGCTGTCTGTGGACGGTGCGCGTGTTGGCTCGGCTGAATTGATGCTGCCTGCCGATGATGACGCGGTAAACGCCGCAATCGACACGCTGGTGTCTCAGGCATCGCGCCACGGTGTCCAGATACGCGGCAACAAACGGCAGGCGCTGTTTCATCAGATCGAGATGGGAGCGGTGGCATGAAGCCGCATACAGTCACCAAGACACCGGAGGGTAGCGGCGTGCGGGTCCGGGTTGCGCTTGATGATCCGTGCAAGGCGTCAACAGGCGCGGTCACTGCGCTTGAATTGGTCATGCCTGCCGAGTGGACGACGGACGAAGCTTGGCCGGTCACGTTTCAGATGATCCGACATCAATTTGGCGACCGCGATGTCTACAAGGGGTCACCGGCATGAGCGCGCTTCAAAAGGTTGCCCACATGACGCCCGGCATCCGTCACCACGGCCATGCAAGCCTCAAGGTGGGCGTTGCCAAGGCGCTGCCGATTCACATGCGCAAGCAGGTGATGGAAGTGTCGAGCGTCCGCACTGAGCCCGAGTATCGCGGGCAAGGCTGGGCAACGGAACTGCTTTTCAGCACCTGCACTGATGCGGACATCGCGGGCAAATTTCTCATGGTTCACGTTGAACCGGACGCGGACAGTCCGCTCGACCGCAACCGCCTTGCCGAGTTTTACAGCCGCTTCGGCTTTGCGCCCATTCAAGCCGACCCGCTGTTGATGGTGCGCCCCTGCATTGGAAGGCCTTGCAAGTGACCGACGCCGAAATCATCGCCGAAGCCCGCGAACGCCTCGAGCTTTGCATCAACGCAGACGACGGCGACCGCTCGCTTGCCTTGGAGGACCTGAAGTTCAAGAAGGGCGACCAGTGGGATGAGCAGTCAGTGCGCCAGCGCGAACTGGACAGCCGCCCGTGCCTCACGATCAACAACATCCCGGCAATCATCCACCAGGTTGTCAACGATGTGCGCCAAAACGAGCAGTCCATCCATGTGCATCCGGTTGGCGACGGGGCGGATGAAGAGGTTGCGGAGGTCATTGAAGGGCTGATCCGGCACATCGAGTACGATAGCTGCGCGGACACGGCATACGACACGGCGCTGGATAGCGCGGCGAGCATCGGCTTCGGGTTTTTCAGGCTGGTGACGGAGTATTGCAACGAGACCTCGTTTGAGCAGGAGATGAAGATCAAGCGGGTGCGCAACCCGTTCACGATCTACCTTGACCCGTCGAGCCAGGAACCGGATGGCAGCGATGCGGAGTTTGGTTTTGTCACGTCCAAAGAGCCCAAAAAGGAATTCGAACGGCTGTATCCGAACAAAGACCCGTCATACGATTACATTGCCAAGGGCACTGGCGACGATGAAAATTGGCTGGGCGAGGATTTTGTCCGCATCTGCGAGTATTATCGCTTTGAGTACGAAACCGCTACGCTGGTTGAGTTTTCGGACGGTTTGGGCCGCGTCAAAGGCAAGTTCACGGTGCAGGACATCCCGCCCGGCGTAGCGCCTACGGGCCGCACCCGGCAAACCACGCTGCGCAAGGTTATGTGGTACAAACTGACCGCGCGCGAAGTGCTGGAAAAGGCTGAGGTGCCGTTCAAGTGGATTCCGCTGTTCCCGGTCTACGGCGACGAGATTGACCTTGACGGCAAGGTCACGCGGTTTGGCATCATTCGAAACGCCAAAGACCCGAAGAAGATGGAAAACTACTGGATGACGGCGGCGACTGAGGAGATCGCGCTTCGCACCAAGGTTCCGTACATCGGCGCAATGGGCCAGTTCGAAGGCGTTGAAGACGATTGGCAGTCGGCCAACGTCAAGTCGTTCAGCTATCTGGAATATAACCCGGTCACGATCGACGGCACACAGGCACCGCCGCCGCAAAGGCAACCCCCGGCGGACGTGCCAAGCGGGTTTATCGCCATGGCGGGGATGATGCGGGACAGCGTGAAGGCCGTCACGGGCATTTACGACGCCTCGCTGGGCAACAGGTCCAACGAAACCAGCGGCATTGCGATCCGCGCGCGGCAGCACCAGGGCGACGTTGGGAACTACCATTTCAGCGGCAACCTTGCGCGCACGATCCGCCACCTTGGCCGCGTCATCATCAGCGGCATCCCGTATGTGTACGATACGCAGCGGGTTTTGCGGGCGATGGGCAAAGACGGGCAGGCGTCTCAGGTCGAGGTCAACAAGCCCGAAGAAGGCATGGACGAATACGGCAACGCGGTGCGGCGCGTGCTGAATGACCTGACCATTGGCGAGTACGGCGTGGTGGTGTCATCCGGGCCTGCCTACAACACGCTCAAGCAGGAAGCTGCCGAAAGCATGGTCCAGATGTCGCAGTCTTGGCCGAAACTCATGGAAGTGGCGGGCGACAAGGTTGTGCGCGCGATGGATTGGCCGGGCGCCGATGACATTGCCGACCGGATTGCCAAGACGTTGCCGGCGGGCTTGGTTGATGATGACAAAAAGCAAAAGGATGCACCGCCGATGGTGCAGACGCCGAACGGTCCTATTCCGCTTGATCAGGCGGGCCAGATGATCGGGCAGATGGACGACGCCTTGTCGCGGATGAACGACGAACTCGAAAAGCACGAGGCAGGCATTCGCAAAGCGGAGATCGCAGCGGCGGCCTCCATTGAGGTTGCGAGAATTAACGCTGAAGCCAAGGGCGACAACGCCGAACTGAGCGCGTTTGCCAAGCTGCTCATGATGCGCGCCCAGCCTGAGATTGACCACAGCGCCGCCGTACAGGCCGCAGCGGACCCGATGCACCCTAATGCGCCCGCACCTATCGCACAGGGCATGGAACAGGCCCCAGCGGACGCGCAGGCGATGGAGCAGCAGCAAGCGATGCAACCGGACCCCGCGCCCGCCCCTGAAGGAGCCGAAGCATGAGCGAAGAACTGACGATTGACGCCGCGCCGGTTGAGACGCCCGCAATCCCGCGTGATGAGCAGGGCCGCTTTGCCGAAGCACCGCAGGCCGAAACCGAAGCCGCAGAACCGGAAGCGGAAAGCGAAGAAACCGGACAGCCTGATAACTTGCAAGAACACAAGCCGCGTGGTAAGACGGCGCAGGATCGCATCAACGATCTTACTCGTGCGCGTCGGGAAGCCGAACGCGAACGCGATTTTTACAAAGGGCTCGTCACCCAACCGACGCCAGCTTCGCCCGTCGAGGGCGCGCCAAAGCCAACAGCCGACAGCTTTGATACCTACGATGAGTATGTTGAGGCTCTGACCGATTGGAAAGTCGAGCAGACGATCAGCAAGCAGTCATCGGCCAAAGCGC